GCCGCCGCGTCGCGCCGCCGGTGGCAGCAACGACACGGCCAGCATCGATCCACGCGGCGGGCGCGGTTTGGCCGCAGGTTGCGCTGGCTTGTCGAAGTTTCCCGCCGCAGCCCCACAAGTGTCAGAATCCCCGCCTATTACCCAGTACTGGAGCGTTGCGTGACACAGGAAATCCCCCAGGAGACGGTCGTGACCGCGGACCCGATCGCCGAGCTCCAGGCCGATGTCGCCGCATACGAGTCGATTTTCGGCGAGCTGACCCGCGCGATGGACCCGGCCGCCCTGCTCAAGGTGCTGACCTACACGCAGCGCAACGCCAAGCGCGACGCGTCCGAGAACCAGACCTACGACACACTGGAGCACCGCCGCCTGGTCGCCCTGGTGGACGCGCTGACGGCCCAGGTCCAGCCGGAAGCCCGCAAGCAGGCCATGACCCAACGCAACGCGCAGAACCACGACCGCAAGGTGCGGGCCAAGCACCAGGCCGACAGCAAGCGCCAGCGCGAAGGCAGGTAAGTCCATTCAGGGTCGTTGCACGCTTCAGGTGACTGTTCAGCTGAAGTGGAGTAGCATCGGCCCCGTCAAGTAGCGTCTGGTTCGCCAGGCGTCTTGCGGTTCTTGAAGAAACCGGGGGTGCATTGGTTTCGACGGGGGTTGTGAAGTTACTTGGTGCATGCCGAGGGGGCAGCTTTCCTCGTAAATCCAGCAGCAAACTTTTAGTTGCCAACGACGACAACTACGGTTCGGACTTCCGCCTCGCCGCCTAAACAGCAGCAAGTGCGTTAAGTTCTACAGCCGCCTTAGGCGAACCCCCGAACCTACTTGTGCCCGTGCTCGTAGATGTAGGGTCATTATCACGGAACCGGCTGTGATGGCTGCCTGTCAGTCACGGCTTAACTAAAGCAGGCTGGTCCTGGGGTGCGCTTTGCACACCGTGCTGCCACAGGGCGAGATTCAACGGTGAGCTAAGCATGTAGTACCGGGGATGGAGTGCCTTCGGACGGCGGTTCAATTCCGCCCACCTCCACCATTAGACGGTCCCACAAGGACCACGAAAAGCCGGAACCTCCCATCAAACAAGGGGTTCCGGCTTTTTTGTTGTCCGGGGCTGTCCGGGGTATTCCGTTGCAGCCCATGAGACGGTGGGGGTATATCTAGGGGTATCCGCCCTCCCCGAAAACCCGATACCCCCATGCCCCTGACCGACGCTGCCATTCGTCGCGCCAAGCCTGCCGTCAAGCCTCAGAAGCTTGCTGACGGCGGCGGCCTGTTTCTCCTCATCACCGTTGCTGGCGCCAAGAGCTGGCGCTGGAAATACCGCGTCGCCGGCAGGGAGAAGCTGCTGACCCTCGGCCTGTACCCCGACGTGAGCCTGGCCATGGCGCGGGAGGCCAGGGAAGATGCTCGGCGGCTGCTGGCCAGCGGCGTAGATCCCAGCGAGCAGCGCAAGGCCGCAGCTGCCACGAAGGCCGCCGACCTCGTCGAGAGCTTCGAAGTGATCGCGCGCGAGTGGCTGGCCGGTCGCCCTTGGGTGCCGGGCTACCAGAAGAAGGTCGAGGCCTGGTTCGAGAAGGACGTGTTCCCCTTCGTGGGTTCACGGCGCGCCGCAGAGCTCAAGGCGTCGGACTTCCTGCAGGTCGCCCGCCGGATGGAGGCCCGGGACGCTTTCGAGTCGGCTCATCGGATCATGCAGAACTGCGGCCAGGTGATGCGGTACGCCGTGGCCACTGACCGAGCGGAACGCAACCCTGTCGCCGACCTGCGCGGCGCACTGATCCCGCCCCCTGAGAAGAACCATGCCGCGGTGGTGGATCCAGTCCAGCTGGGTGGCCTGCTGCGTGCCCTGCACGCCTACCACGGCACCCCGCCCGTGCAGGCCGCGCTGAAGCTAGCACCGATGGTGTTCGTCCGGCCCGGCGAGCTGCGCCAGGCGGAATGGGCGGAGGTGGATCTGGATGCCGGCCTGTGGAGCATCCCGGCCGCGCGCATGAAGATGCGGCAGGCACACATCGTGCCCCTGGCTCGGCAGGCGGTGGAAGTTCTTCGAGAGCTCCATGCTTGGACTGGTCAGGGAAAATACGTATTCCCCGGCGGCCGCAGCGAGAAGCGGCCGATGTCCGAGGTTGCCGTATTGGCTGCCCTCCGTGTCATGGGGTTCGACAAGGACACCGTCACCGGTCACGGATTCCGCGCGACCGCGCGCACCCTGCTGGATGAAGTGCTGTGTTTCCGCCCGGACATCATCGAGCACCAGCTCGCGCACGCGGTGAAGGATCCGAACGGGCGCGCGTATAACCGCACCACGCACTTGGCGGAGCGGACGCGGATGATGCAGGAGTGGGCGGACTACCTGGACCGGCTGCGCACCGGCAACGTGGTGCCGTTACGGGCTGGTCAGGCTGCTGCCTGATCGTCCCAGAAGGACTCAAGGCGGTTGGCGATGCTGTCGAACTTGGCAGCATCGGTACGGAGTCGCGCCGCTCCCCTTCCCCGCCGCACCCGAGCGCGCCAGTCGCCGCTTAGATCGATGTCCAAGGCATCGGCCTGCTGCCATAACGAAGCCGCCCGTGCGCGCGCCCAGCGCCTTACCTATTTCTGTTTTCGTCATGGACTCATGGTGAATGCGGGACGTCGCACTGCGCGATACGGAGGCAACGGCGGCTGACTGTCCTGCTACTGCCGCGAGCGCATCATGAATGACTTCCCGATACTCAGCCGGTCGATTCGGTGATGCGTTTCCACGCGAAGCCGCACGTTGCGGAGCGGGTGCGGATGATGCAGGAGTTGATTACTTGACCCGCTTGCGAAAGGGGGTCGCGTCAGGCCTGGCCCGTTATTGGCCGTTTGGCAGCGATGGGGTGGGTCAATTTTTTCGCCCGCCTTCTTCGAGTGCCTGCAGCGCCTTATCCACGCTCAACGATCCCGAGACTTGGCTGGGCGGATAGTCTTTGAAGGTCGCCAAGAACGTACCGACGATGCCTGTTGCTGGCATCATCACCCAGAGTTTCTCACCCCACCATTGCCCGTACGATGTCGACTCGGTCTGGTAGCGCTCCCACGGGTCTACACGCAAGTTCGTCACCAGCGGTACGTTGGTGGAATCTTCCTTGCCACTAAACAGATTTCCGACGATCGTCTTGAAGGTGATCTTCCACTGGTTGTAGCGCACCGCCATCAGATCGGCGTTGTCGCTGAAATAGAAGAACTCGCGGCGCGGACTCTGCGCCTCGTTGCCTTCGAAAAACGGCTTGAAGTTGTAGCCGTCAAGGTGGTTCCTGAAGTGCTTTGTGCCGGCCTGGTATCCGTCCAGCAGCTTTTCCTTCAGGGCAGGCTCGCCGGCGGCGGCGACCAAGGTCGGCATCCAGTCCTCAGCTGACATGATCTCGTTGATGATGACCCCGGGCTGGATCACACCGGGCCAGCGCGCCAGCATTGGCACCCGGAAGCCGCCCTCGTACACGGTCCCCTTTTCGCCCCGGAACGGATGGTTGCCGCCGTCGGGCCAGCTGAATATCTCGGCGCCGTTGTCGCTGGTGAACAGCACCACCGTGTTGTCGGCAACCCCCAGCGCATCCAGCTTGGCCAGCAACTCACCCACTATCCAATCCAGTTCAGCCATGGCATCGGCAAAGAGGCCAAATCCAGTTTTGCCGTCCCACGCTTTGGACAAATGCGTCCAGGAATGGCAGCGCGTGGAGTTATGCCACAAGAAGAACGGCTGGCCCGCGCTGACCGATCGCTCGATGAATGCGCAGGAGCGCTTAACCAGGTCGGCGTCGATATCCTCCATGCTAACTGTGGCAGCCTCATCCATGCCCGGATGCGGCGGCAATGGACCAGCATCGGTGATCGTCTGCCTGCCCACCCGCCCCCAGCGCGCATCCTCGGTAGCATCGTCCTCATCTGTTGCCACACTGTGGATGATGTTGCGTGGACCGAACTTCCCTCGGAAGCTCGCCTCCTTCGGATACTCCGGGTCGTAGGGCTCTTCCATCGCATTAAGGTGATAGAGGATCCCGTGGAACTCGTCGAAACCGTGCACCGTGGGTAGATACTCATTGCGATCACCCAGATGGTTCTTGCCGATCTGGGCCGTGGCGTACCCCAACGGCTTTAGGATTTCTGCGATCGTTGGATCGGTATCTTGCAGGCCCTGCTTGGCAGCCGGCAGGCCCACTTTAAGAAGGCCGGTCCGGAATGGCGTCTGCCCAGTGATGAAGGCCGCCCTACCCGCTGTGCAGGACTGCTGCCCGTAGTAGTCAGTGAAGAGAGCACCCTCGCGCGCCAACCTGTCTATGTTCGGCGTGCTACCACCCATCATGCCTCGATGGTAAGCACTGATGTTCCAAATACCAACGTCGTCCGCCATGATCATGACGATGTTCGGCTTTTCCTCGTTAGTCATAGCACGCTCCGAAGGCTGCCGGCGGACGCCAACATCCATGGACAGTAGAGCTCAACACGTAGCCGCAGGCACCCGAACTTCTACCAATGGGCGCTCAGTAGTTCTACTCGCCCCAGGAGTGGCCCAAGGCGCCGAAGTGATCCCGAGTCACAAAGATCGGCAGTAGCTTGGGAAGCTCCAGAGCTTTTCAATACTCAATGACTTAACTCCACATTTCGCTCCGCAATAGCACCAACGTCGGACCTGCTATTGCCGGCAAATTCACTGGCCTTCTTTCGATTGCGGAGCGAAAAATTGTCTGTTTGGGAGATGTGCCAGAATCACCTCGCGACCACGTATGGATACGGCAATGCCTGACTTGGATACCCTCCAGAAGAACTGGCCACTGATTGCACAGCACCCTTGGGAGTTCTTGTGGGCGTTCTTGGTCGGCGTGACGATTGGCGTTCTGCTGAACAAGGGCTGGGCAGCGCTGACTTCTGCAAGGCCGAAGCCGGTCGAAGCTCCGCCGGTTCCGAAGCCTAAAAGGCCCGTCGCCGCACTACCACCCTTCGAGCCGTCCTCGCTTCAGATCAATTGCATCCGGGCGCTTCGCTACTACGATTACGAGTGGGTCACCCCCGATATGATCGTTGCACGATTGCCCCCAGGCACGCCGAGGGCAGATGTTCGGCACGCGATGGAGGAACTGGTCGAGATGGGCTGGGCCGGAGATCGGCACGCCTACGGCGGTACGGACTACCGTCTCAAGGGGCCTGGGCTACTTTTCGCGCAGGCACAGAGCTTCCCGGTCGGCCCTCCAAGTGGTTATTGACCCCGACCATGTCAAGGTCGCGGAAGATCAATAGAATCAACGACTCAGCGGATCACCCGCGATCATCGGCGTCCGTTGGGAATCAGTGGGTTAGCTGGTGCATGGGGTCAGTTTGGGGTCACCCCGCAGACCATCACGCCCCGCCCTTCTCCCACCACTTCCCGCGCCCCCTGCCCTTCCGCCGGGCCGACTCCTTGAGCGAGGCGGCCCTTTGCTCTTCGGGCGTGCGGGTGTCACGCAGGAGCAGATGCCCGAGGGTCGGAGTCATCTTGGTGGGGTCGCAGCGATCGGGGGCGGGCGTGGGTTTGTCAGGGGTATCCATGCGCTCACCGTAATATCCGGCTGGCTCAGGGGCTGCGACGGCCGTTCTCATGGTCCGCATCGCGGACCCGCAAGGCCTCAGGGCGAATCTATTACCGCCCGAGCGCCTGCGGATCCGCGCCGCGTCCAGCTGGAGCCCACCCACGCTGGGTGGCGTCTCCCCCGTTTATGAGCAGGAATTTGCACCCGTCGCCGTTAAGCGCCTGCGAAATGGTGACAAGGCGCCCCCCTAAGCCAGGTAAGGAGCCACAAGGGTGGCGAGCCGTTCCACTCCCGTCGGCGAGGCCCGCGACCCTACCGCGCGCCGGGTCAGGCTCGTCCAGTCGCTGAAGGCAGCCTCCCTGAGCTGGGTGTCTTCCACCGGTATCAACCGCATGGACCAATACGGCATACGGCGCTGGGCTACCCTGCCCCTCGCGAGTTCAATCAGGTCGGTGTGCTGGCGGGAATAGGTGATGCGCGAGTAGATGACCGCCATGCCGTCGTCAGGTCCCTCGATGTACTGAAGGAACCGCCTGCCGTCGAATAGCAGCAGTCCTGTGACGCCCGCCAACTGGTTGCGGACGAAGGACCGCTGAGCTAATTGCTCGAGCCCATCCGGTCCCAGGTCTAGGACCGCCTCACTGGCGTAGGCAATCGCTTGAAGGGCCATGCCGGTGCTCCTTTTCTGATCGGTCCCCCCCGGGAGCTCGACGGTACGCCCGAGAAAAGAAACGTGGCGTGATCGAACAACCATGTGGGCGGCATGCGCCGCCTAACGCTGCGTCTCAGGCTACCGATAGTGTGACCGGTGCTTCGGGGGCGAACAGCGGCAGGTCAACCTTCACCGGCCAGTTGAATACGCCAGGCTGCGGCAACAGCGGGCAGACCTCTTCCCAAGTGTCGACGCCAACCGGAGGGTTCAGCACCAGCGCCTCCAGCGCCTGATTCACTGCGTCGCGCCACGCGACCATAGCCCGGGCCTCCCGCCTGTACCGCTCCACGCTGCTGTTGTAGTAGCTGCAGCACGTCTCGATGCTGTCGTAGCCGCGCTCCATCACGATCGAGGCCATCCACTTCCATGCGGCATCGCGAATCGCGCGATGATGCGCAGGGGAATTCGGCAAGAACGGCGGCGCAAGCTCCGGCACCGGGTCGGCGTTGTTTCCGCCTGCGCACCATTCTTCGTAATTCCTCCACAGCCATGTCCCCCGCGCAACTCGGGTTTCATCGTGCGGCGTCAGGAGACACACGACGTCCGGATCTTCGGTGAGCTGGTACATGCTTAGAACTCCGCGTCGATAAGGGCGGTCAGCAACTGGCTGCGGTTGTCGCCCCAAATGGCAACGCCACCCACGCCCGCGAGGCCCACAAAATTGCTGATACTGCTCACAAACACACGGTTCGTATCGCCATTGAGGCTAACCGTACCGAGGTTCACATTGGCAACGTCACTTGCCGAACCAGTTGCAATAACATCAAGAGTACCAGTGCGGGTGATAGATGGGGTTCCACGCTTAGGAACTTTGTAGTTCACAAGCGCACCACGCGTATCGCCGTTTGCTGTGTAGGTGACACCCGAAATGCCACCCATCGGTACAATCTCATAGTAGCGCTGGCAAAACAGAAGCTCCAAGGGATAGGGCCTGAACTCGAAATTCGTGGCCAGATCACCGATCTCTATCTGGAAATCAGAGAACGCATATGCCCCGTTCTGGGCGCTAATTTGCCCTGAGTAGCCCGCGCCGCACATGTCATACACAAAGTAGAGGAAGTCGTTTCCGTTCGTTCCAAGAGTTTTGCCAGCCGTGCTAGGAATGTCGAACGTGAGCCACTTCCGCTCCGGGTTGGCGCCGCACGTCAGCACACCGGCAATGGTTGAGACTTCGGCAGAAGGCGCACCTCCCGTCCCAAAATTCTGAATGACGCGGATCCCAACTTTATTGCCGACGGTCCCGCTAAGCTCGATGGAGAACGTGACCTTGCCCTGCAAGGAGCGCACGCCCTCGATACGTTGTCCGCCCCATGCAGCACTTGTCGCTGACGCACCGCTGACGTTGTGAATTAGTGCATAGGTGGTCTGCGGTGGCAGCGTAGTTCCACCGCTCCCCACTACACCCCGCGACGCGTCGTGAGTGCAGTTCAAAGCCGAGAAGGTAAAGCGGTCTGCGCAGAATGCCTCACTGCCAAGGGTCCCAGCTCCAGCGCCTACGCGGCCTGAGGTGCGGCGTTGCCATATCCGCAGGTCGCCGTTGATGAATCGGTTCCGGCCAACGATGCGACCCGCAACTACCTCCGTGCCGGCGACGGCCGCACTGATGGCCTGCTGCAACTGGAGATCGGCAGCGGCACGGGCCAAACTTTCCTGAGCGAGTGAATCTCCAACCGCCCCCATGGAATCGCCGAGCTCTTCCACCGCATCGTCGAGAGCGTCCAGGCGCGTATCGATCGCAGGCGTGCCGCCCTCCAGCGCGCCAAGTCGTTGGTCGATTGCCTGCATGTTCTCGTTCGTGATCCCGTTCGCCGTGCGCGTTGGATCCCCACGATGGTTGTTAGGCCTCGGGGTATCGAGGTCAATGAGCCGGAGCGCCATATCTGTTCCTTCTTAGCTTTCGATGATGTTCAAAACTGCAACGCTGGCCTCAGCCCCCACAACGAACGCGGGGATGTCGTAGCGGGTTCCGCCCACGAAATCGATCTGCATGCGGTAAGGGATGTTCCCGGTGGCGCTGGTCGTATCGGTGAATGAGCGCTGTGGCCACTGCCAGGTCTGGGTGGCGAGCGTTCGGTTGCTGTCTACCTCGTAGACGTTGGCCGATGAGGCGGTGATGCTCTCGTCCCACAGCAGCGTGGCGTCGCGCCACAGACGAAGGCGCATCGTCCCGGTGCGCGTCGGCTGGGGCGAATTGCCAAACGAAATGACTTCAGCGCTGAGCCTGCATGACCACAGCACCACCTTCGTGCGCCCTTGTGAGCCCGCGTGAATCACGCTGATGTTGCTGGCGCTGTCCCAGTTCGCGTTGTTGAGGTTGAACTGGCCGGAGCTGTTGATCGCACCAGCGCGCAGGGTTCCACCCCAGTACGCGTCACCATTGCGATCCATCCACATCGTGGCGTTGAACTTGTTGGCGGCGGCAACGCCCACGTTGGGGCCGAAGTAGTCCATGAGACCATCGGCACCGAATCCGTTGCCGATGATGCGCTGGGAGTTACCTCCCCACACCCGGAGGTAACCGTCGCGCAGCTCCATGCCACTGGCAGCACCAGGTGCCACAACCTCAAACGTAGTGCTCAAGAACCTGGTATTGACGACGTGCCCGTCGTTGTCGATCACCATGCCGCCAATCAGCGGGCCACCACCGGCATCGGCCATTACCTGCATGAATGCCCGAGCCAGGACCTGTATCAGGCCCTGCTCGTTCTGCTGGACGCGCGTCTCCATGCCGGACACCACTTGGGCGCTGGCCTTCCCGTCCAGATCCACCTTCACCGACTGCAAGGATTCGGCGACCGCCTCGATGCCGTCTGCGTTCTGCTCTACCGAGCTACGCAGCTGACTCACGGACTCTGCTGATGCCTTCCCGTCCAGCTCGGCCTGCACTACGTCAACCTTCTCTGCAGATGCCGCCACGGCCGTGGCCATCGCTACCAACTGGCTGGTCGCCGATGCCTCAAAAGCGCCCAGGTTGGCATTGACTTGATCGACCAACTTGCCGACGGCGCGATCACCGTCCGCAATGACCGAGTAGACCGTAATGGTGCCGGCATACGTGTCCTCGTCGCCGGCGAAGGTATCTTCATCGCCCGCATGCGGGCCATCGAGCTGGGCGGTCAGCGAGACGACCCGCTCACCCATGGCCACCAAGCCCTGCTCGGTGTCATCCACCTTGGCGCTTACGCTCTCCAGCGCCTCGACAGATGCCACCATCCCGTCACCGTCGGGCAGTCGTGCCTTGATCTGCTGGCTGGCTTCCGCCAAGGCCTGGTCTTCAGATACGCGCGCTTCGCGCTCCGATATGACGCTTGCTTCCGTGGCGAGTGCGCCTTCACCGGGCGGCAGGCGCGCCTTAATGACCTCCACTACCCTGACCATCGCCTCATCGGCTTCCACTCGCGCGTCTCGCTCGATCGCGATCAGGCCGGTGGAAACACTCCCGAGGTCGCCACCTTCGTAGTCACCACGCAGCTGGACCGCCAGCGTCTCGCGCTGGGTCGCTTCGGCACGGTCTGCGTCGACCAGCGCTGACACCTCTTGCTGCACCAGCGCCACGCCGGCACCTGGCGTTGGCCGGCCCACAGCCACCCAGTCGATCAGGTAGTAGTCCGACACTGTCTGCGCAGAGCCGGGCTGTAGGCGAAATGCCTCCACCTGGGCCGTTACCCACGGGATGTCAGCGGCGGTGACGGTGGCGATACCGTTGCGGTCCCAGACTGGCTCGCTCAGCGCCATGGACTTGGACGGGGTCCAATCGAGATCGCCCGCCACCACCCACTGCACGACACCGGCCCATTCGGGGGTGCCCACGCGCCTGACGCGCAGCTTGACGTAGCTGTAGGTGGCTCCGTCCACCTCCAGGGCATCCGGCGACTGGACGTAGGGGAACGACGACGCGTTCGCCGGGCGTAGCCACCCGTCGGCCCAGCCGGGGTCACCGTTCCCGGTCCACCCCTCTACGGAATCGTCGAAGTACCAGACTCGCTTGCTATCGAACTGAGCGCCGCTGCCAGCGGCAACCTCAGACAGCGCGCGAGAGAACGATTCATGGTCGCTCTGCTGGATCTCTGCCAACTCAGTGATGGCCGCAGTGCGCTCTGTCTGCTCGTTCAGCAGCGCCTCCCCGCGCGCCTGCGCTTCGGCCTCTACTGCATCCATTGCCTGACTGACGCCCGCAGCGCGCGCTTGGGACTCGGCGGCCAGGTCCTCGGCCGCCTGGGCCAGGCCGGCGGCCCGCGCAGCAGCCTCCTGCGCATCGGCCTCGAACCTGTCAGCGATCTCCTGCGCGAGCTTCTGTTGCTGCTCGACCAGGTCAGACGTCGTAGGGGCCGGTGTGGCTTCGATGACCGTGCCCTGCCCCGGCTTGCCGCGCACCGCCGCAGTGATCCGGAAAAACCAGGTCTGGCCGCTGCCGTCGCTATATAGGTATCGGGTGTCAGTGGTGCGGTGGATCTCGGTCCACGGCCCCTGCTGGGTGGGGCCGCGCTCGATGATGTAGATCACGCCGGCCTGATTCACCGGCGTCCACTCGATCAGTACGCCGTCGGCGATGGGTTCCGGAATGACGCCGTCGACTGGAGGGATCTCTGGCGACGTATGGATCACCGGGAACCACGACGCATAGCGCGGCACCACAGGCGTCTCTTCCGGAAGCGCGCCCGCCCCGATCTCGATCAGGGTGATTTTCCTTGCCTGCATTGGGGTTACCTGTTGAGAGTTGTGCGTATTGCGGTGCTGCTGCCGGTACGCACGCCTTGCGTCGTCACGGACAGCAGCTCGCGCAGCACCTGGTTCTGCTCGGCGAGCAGCGCATTGCCTTGCTGGAGCGCCGCATTGGTTTCGGCCTGGCCCTTTCCGTCCACCACCAGATCGAACACTGCCCGGCTGAAGTTATCCGGCAGTGCCTCGATCGCATCTGCCAGAGCCCCCATGCTGGTGCCGTCTTCCAGGTCGAGGTTGCCCACCTTCATGCTGTCGATCAGGCCGGTCACCTGGCCATACAGGCCGTTGTAGTCCTTGCCGCTGGCGTAGAGGTTCCGACCGAAGCCCAGTGCCGCCTGCGCGGCCGCCTGCGCCGCGCTGCTGTCTCCGGAACCCACCGCCCGCTCCAGCTCCTGCATCGTCTCCTGAAGCTTCTGCTGGTCCGTCAGCGGGGACAGCTCGCTGGTGTCGAGTCCGTAGCGCATCGCCTTTTTGTCGGCGTCGATCTGCGCCTGCAGCTTGCCCATGTTCGTGGCCCGCAGGGCCTCGATCTTGGCCAGGTCTTCGGCTCGCGCGCCCGACAGACCCAGTGCCTTGGCGTAGTCGTTCGCTGCCTTCACCTGCTGGCGATAGGTGCGCTCTACCGTCAGGGCCTGTGACTGGTAGCCGGACAGGTTGCTGGTCAGAAGCTGGGTGCTGACATCGGCCATCAGGGTGGCGTAGCTCCCAAGCAGACCGGTCACCTTTTCAATCTGGGTGGCCAGGTCAGTGCCGGCCACACTGGCCAAGTCCTGGAAGTAGTCCACGGCCTTGTTGACCTTCTCGATCTCCATGCCATTCAGCGCGCGCCCCAGCTCATCTGCGTTGCCGACCGCAAGCGCAACGGATGCGCTGAGCGCGGTGAAGACGTCCGAGGCCTCGAAGTACCCATCCAGCTGCGCACCGAACCCTGCCGCCTTCACCGCCTCGGTGAACAGTCGGTCGGTCATGTCGCCTAGGTAAGCCGCGAGCTGTTCCTTTGCCTCGGCCGAATCGGCAGACAGCGTCAGCTTGCCCAGCGTGACCTTGACGCCCGCCAACTGCTGCGACATATCCACGCCCAGCTGCTTGGCTAGGTCCGTGCTGGCACCGCGCACCTGGCGGGCGGCCATGTCGAACGTGCGATCGATGTTCGGATCCAGCCCGGTGTACTGGGTCCACTTCTTGTCGCTGCGGAACATGCCGCCCTTGGCCTTGATGTCCGCGTAGCTCTCACCATCGAAGCCACCAAAGCCATAGCTCCCGGTGATGCCCTGCCCCGTGATCTGGGGTGCCTTTCGACCGAAGAGTTTGGCGTGAATGCTGGACCCGGAAAGGATCGACGAGGTCTTGTCGTTGAAGCCCAGCCCGCGGAAGCTCTTGTCCGCCAGGCCAACTGCACCGGCGGTCGCAATCTTGCCTGCCCAGCTCTCACCGTTGGCAATGTCCCAGCCCTCGTCGAACAGCTCGGCGTTCTTCATCATGCCGGCGATGATCCAGCCGATGATCGGCACCGCTGCTGCGGCAGACGACCCGGCCGCGCCCGCACCAGCACCGGCGCTGACGCCGCCGGCAGCGCCAGCAGTGCCGCCGGTGAAGGCAGCCAAGTTGTTGCCGAACCCTGCAATGCTGCCGGCGCTCGCCCCGCCGCTCGCAGCACCCACGCTCGAAAACAGACCCTGCCCCTTAGAGAGCAACCCAGCCAGGTTCCCGACGTTCTGGCCGCCGCCGGCCGTGCCGTTGCCGCCGAACAGCCCCATCAGGCTGTCCATGCTGAAGCCGCCACCCTGATTGCCCCAGTTGCTGATCCCCTCCATGACCTTGGTCTGGATCGGGATCACCAGCTTCTGCTGCAGGAGCTCGCGCGCGATGTCCCGCAGCCCCTGCTTGGCGACATCCTTCAGGTCGTCCCACAGGTTGTCGAAGTCGCGGAGGCCACTGGCGGCAAAGTCGGCGAAGGCATCGGCGGCGCCGTCCACGCCGTGCAGGACCACATCGGCCCAAGCCTCGACGTTCGCCGCCGTTTCCTCAACCCGTAGCGAAATTTCCGCCGCGGCGTCGGCGGCCCCCAGCATGGACCGCTCATATTCCTGATAGCTGCTCGCACCCTTGGCCACGGCGAGCGCTTCCTTGCTGCCGGCAGCCTCGACGGCCTTCTGCAGTTCTTGGCGCATGTCCCGCTCATTCTGGAGCTGCCGGCGGTACAGCTCGCGAGCGCGGCCAACCTTCCCAAGCATCACCAGCTCGCCATCCATTGTGGCGAGAAGCGCCTCCGGGCTCGCAAGCGCCTTCATAATCTCCGCACTCGAGTCCGCCAGAGCCCGTTCGGACTCTTTCACCATGGTGTTGTAGGCTTCGCGCTCGATCCGGCCCTCCTTGAGGGATTCGTTGAGCTTGTCCTCTAGCTGCTTCTGACGCTCGGTAGCCTCCGCCAGCGGCCCGCGCATTGTGGCTGCCGCCATCGCAGCCTCCTCGTTGTAGCGTTTGATCGACTCAGCGTCGGCTTTCCTGTCTTTCTCGCCGGCCCTATCCGCTGCTGCAGACGCCTTACGCGACTCGGTGTAGCCCCTCTGCGATGCGGCAAGCTCGGTCTGCAGACGGATGTATCGGGCGCCTTCCGCAATGTACTGCTTCACCCGGGGATCATCCCGCTTGGTGAAATCGACGCCGGTGGCTTGGGCTTCCTTGAACCAGTCGCTGACATCGAGCCGGGCAGTTTCGGCGGCGCTTTTGCCGATGCGAGCGATCTGACCAGGTAGCGACTGCATCGCCGATGAAATGCGCTTTCCTGCCGCGCCGGCCGACTCACCGAGGACGTTGAACGAGCCCGACAGCGCATCGGTGGCGCTCTTTGCTTGTGTGCTGCTGCCGGTAAATGCCTCAAGAATCGATCGCTTCCGGTCAACCTCGCGCCCGGCAGTAGCTGCTGCAGCGGTCTCCTCGGTCAGGCTCTTGGCCACCGCAGCTGCGGCGGGCGATCCCTCAATCATCGCCTTCCAAGCTGCGTCCAAGCCTCCGGCGAAGTCGTCCGCACTTATCTTCCCCGCCTTGAACGCGGCATCAAGCCGCTCTGTCTCCTTGATAAAGACCGATGCCTGGCCAACGTTGGAGAAGTTGGTAGCAGCAGCCACCATCTCGGTGATCGAGCCGGTAATGGTTCGGTAATTCTGGTCAATCTCTTTCTGCAGCCGCAGGATCTCACCGGCCTGCTGCTGGCGGTTCAACTCGCGGAACTTCTCTATGGCGGTGTCCGCAGCGCCGCCGAAGTCGATCAGTGCGGCAGCAGCGGTATTGGTGCTGTCGCGGAAGATGAGCCAGCCAGCGGCAGCAGTCGCCAGCATCGCGACGATGCCGGCGGGCCCACCAAGCATTGCCAACGTGGATGCGCCGGCTCGCGCCGCCCAGCTGGCGTTGGCGGCTGTGGCCTGGGTCTGCGCCTGAGCAAGAAGTAAGGTTGCCTGCCTGTGCTCCAACGTGGCAGCCGCAGCCTTGGCACTGACGGACACACTGCCTCCGATCGATGCAGCCCGCCGCACTTCTGCCTGCGTATCGAGCACAGCGGCTCGGGTCCGCAACTCAAGCGCTTGCGCGGCGGCCACGTTCTGTGCAGCAGCAGCCCTGTCCGCCACGATGCTTGCGTTGGCGGCGGCTACCCGCGCCATCAAGGCCTTAGTCAGCGGACCTGCGGCGACGGCGGCGCCAGCAATTGCGGCAATCTGTAGATTGTTGCCCAGCAGGCCAATGCCGGCGGCCAGTGCCTGGGACGCGCCGGTCGCCTCGTCGGCTTTGCCGATCATCACCTGCAGGTTCGTGTTGAACTGGGTCATTGCCTGACCAGCAGTCGCGTCCATCTTCCCGAACGCAACATCAACTTCGTCTGCCTGCCTCTGCAGCGCGCCGACTACCTGATCCGCCGACAGCTTTCCTGCCTGCCCGAGCTCCCTCAGTTTCCCGATAGGTACGTTCAACCCTTTCGCTATCGCTTGCGCCAAGGCCGGGGCGCCTTCGAGAACCGAATTCAGCTCCTCGCCACGGAGCGTTCCAGATGCAAATGCTTGCCCCAGCTGCACAAGTGCGCCCTCCGCGGCGGCAGCGCTGCTCCCACTGATGACCAACGTCTTGCTGATGGTTTCCACCACCCTGCCAAGGGCGACGCCGGATAGACCAAGCGCATCTTGGTTCATCGCAATGCGTTGATACAGTTCGGCCGTCGCACCCAGTGGCTGCCTCGCTGCTGTAGCGATCCTGATCACATCAGATTGGGCGGAAGCGAAGTCCGCTTGAGATTTGGTTACAAGTCGCAGGCGATTGTTTAGATTTGTCCATTCATCTGCCTTGCCAACGACCGCACGCACGGCCGCCAGTGCAGAGGTCAAACCGACCGCCTCAAGGGCCACTCTACGGAAGCCCGAGGCAACCTCATCGGCGCCGCGCCGCGCCGCGTCGGACATGGATGACTGAATGGTTGCCATGTCGCGCTGAACCACTCGGGCAGCCTTGCCGGAATCGCGCTCGAAGGCGCCCGTCTTCATCAGAAGATCAACAGTTAGGGTGTACAGGCTCATGGTTCATCCAAAGAAAAGGCCCGCTCATGGCGGGCCTTGTTGGAACACGGTTGATAGTGTTGGTTACTGCACCGACAGGTTTTTTCCAATGCGCTCAAGCCAGCAAAGAACCGTACCCAAGCGATACACCGCCCATGAAAGCGCCATAGCCCAAACGGTGCTCAGCAGCACAGCGAACAGTGACAGGCCATTCCACTGGTACGAAACGCTTCCCCAGGAAGAAACACTCGGCATGCGCCCAAAAGCGAAGGCACCTACGACACCAGCGACAAGGGATAGCAACATCATGAGACGACCAATAGTCTCCAGACCAGCACCTGCTCGTGTAGGCAATGGCTCTTGTGCGGCAATGCCGGACGCCATTGCGTTGCTACTTTTGTTCACGACAGCCCCCTCTCTTCGGAAAGGAAATTGTGCCACTTTAGTCCGATCCAGACGATTAGGCGGGAATCTCCTCAAATTCCAGGGTTCCACGAAAGTACTGCCTGCTGATGTTCTCCGCTGTGGGAAGCAGACTGGCGTAGCCGTAGATTGCCGAGCGCGCCGCCAGCACCTGGTCAAATGCCTTGGTCACCATGTCGCGGTACTGCGGCACGACGCATGCCCGGCGGCGTCCCGCAAGGGCGTGCGCCACCGTCTCCCAGTCCACGCCAGCCAAGCCGCCTTTGCGGACGACCTCGGTAGGCCGGCCGGTGAGCGTGGCGGTCAGGCGGCGATACACCGGACCAGGCACCGTGTTGACTTGCGCGCCCTTCGTCCTGCTGTGAACGCTGGTATCGATCGGCGCGACTGCCCAGCCATCGGTGATGCCCACATCCACCGCGCTGAAGATCGCGATCTGCCCCACCTCGACGTTGGTCACTACCGTGTCGATCGTGACCGCAACGCTGCTGACCAGGGCCGTGCCGGTCGGGAACAGCCAGGCGCATACGCTGCCGTCGGGCAGCCGTATGGTCCTCCCGCTGACTCCGGCGGCGGTGATCTCTACCCCGGGCGGCAGGTTCAGGCCCAGCACCGCGACGATGCCCGGCACGATCGCGGCGTCCAGCGTCACGTTGATGGCCAGCGCACCCGTGCGCGCGATCCTGGCGCGCCGCGCGGGCTTGCCATCGAACAGTGCGGCACCGCCATCAGCGGTCAGCCAGCTGCCGCCCACAAGCGCGACCGATTGGGGTGGCGCTCCGTATCCGATCAACATGCGCTATCCCCACACCGTCATGACCACGTCCCCCGTGGCAGGGTTGCGCTCTACGCGCCGTACCAGCACCGGTATGCCGTCGTGAAGGCCGTAGCGGCCGTAAGTCAACCGTCCGACCTGCCCGGCCTTTGGCGCCAGCGCCTGGTCGCCCTTCACGCTGATCCGGTAGAAGAAGCGCTGCACCCGGTACATGGCTACCACCCGGTCGATCTCGGCCTGAGCATCGGCCGCGTTCCAGAACAGCGAGATCACCGGATCGGCCGCATCGGCCAGGCGGTAGTGCGGATGCAGCGCGGCCCCACCGAAGACCTGGGCCCGGAACAGGCCGACCAGCTCGTCTCGCCGGGCCTGGGGCACGTCGACTACGTCGGTGACCAGGTCGGCAGCTGCCAAGGCCTGCGCGTTGGGCCGGTAGGCCATTCGACGAGTAAGGTTTGGCGCGTCGTCGGGCAGGGCCAGCAGATCCTCGGCCATGTCGTCGGCTGTGATGCTGAAAGCCATGTCGCCGATGTAGTCCTCCGGCGCGACCACCCGCACGAACCGCAGCACGCCGTCGTCATCCTGATAGCACCCGGCTCCGTAGCTGGGCAGGATGGCGTTCATCGCCGCACGGCCGGTGATCGCGTTGCCGGCGTAGTAGCCGATGCCGGCGTACCCGCAGGCCAAGTCAATCGCCGCGCAGTCCGCAGCCGCCCACGCATCCTTGCGCAGTCGCCCCATGATGTCCGCCATGGCCTGCTGCAGGGTGGCCGGCGTCTGCCCGGGGCCGATGCTCGACAGATCGGCCACCACAGGGGTGACCGGCGGCGACTTCATGATCAGCTGCTGGCCGTCGGGCGACACCGAGAACGTGCCGTGTTCCATCAGGTCGCCGCGGTCCATCACGGCGTCAGCGTAGATCGGTGCATCCGACACGAACATGGCTGTCGCGTCTGAGTTGGCCCCCATGGCCGGCACGCTGGCCACTGCGCCGATCACCGCCGGCTGCGGCTTCCACGCCAGCGACGGAATGTTCGGAAGGAACACGCCGCGGTTGATCGTCCCATCCAGGTCATCGTGGGCATCGCGGAAGTGGAAGGTCTTGCTGCCGTCATCGTTGATCTCGATTCGATCCACAGTGAAGCGGAACACGTCCTGGGCATCGGCGAGCATGCCAGTGCCCGCGCCGGCGCGGATTCGCACGGCCATGCCGCTACCGCCGCTCAGGGCCAGGTCGTCCAGCATCCCGTCAGCATCCACCACAACGCACTCGGCGGCGCTCGTCTGGCTCACCGGCTCGCCACCCCAAGGCCAAAAATTGATCTCGCTGATCAGGTTCACACCTTCCGCCAGCAAGCCCTCGTAACGAGCGTTGGCCGGGCTGTCACCTGGTGCGGTCAGCCAGTCCTCGTCTGCAAGGCGCGTCACACCGAGATTGGGGGGAGGAATCCGCCATCCAGCCTCAGCGGCAGGGCTGCGGGCAACCCACTGCCCCGCGTTGACGGCCAGGCAGAGGCCGCCGGCCCTGGTTGCGCTCAGCGCCGCAGCGAAGTGCAGCGGGCCGGTCAGCGCCACGTCCCGCTGGTGAATCAGGCTGCCGTTGAGGAAGAACTGCAGCCGGCTGGGCGTGCCGAACTGGATCAGCAGACCGACGATATCGCCATGGATGACGACGGGCAGGCCGGTAGCGATGGCCCCGCCGTTCTGCAGCACCCTGCCGGTCGCCAAGTCCCAGCCGATCCCGCCGCTGTTGGCGCCAGGGAAGGTAGTCAGCGGCGCGGCGGCCATCGCCAGGCCGACAATCGCTGCGAGGTCATCGTCACCCCACACGGCGAACTCGACCCCGGCGATGCCGCTGGCCAGACCTATATCCGACCGCGCCATGCGGTTGAGGTCGGCTGCCTCGGTGGTGGTCAGGGTCAGACCGCCGTCGCGAGCGGCGAGCAGCGGGCCGATGGGGAGGGCCGCGAAGCGCCCGAAGGTGTCAGCCATGGATCCTCACAGTGAATCGAACCAGTCCTGTGCCTCGTCCTCGTCCGACCGCGGCACGAGTGCATCGAGGAAGTGCTGCATGCCGCGCTTGGTGCCACCTTGGCTGTGCGCAGCGGTGATGTAGGCCATGAAGGCAGCGGGCTTGATATGTAGGCTGACCGGGTCGATGGGGTTCCGCTTGTGGAACTCCCACCAGCCCAGGTACTCGCGGCGCGACATGGTCGCGCGCAGGTCGGACACCGTCCGGTGCAGGTGCCAGGCCAGGACATGCCAGAACCATTCCTCGCCGCGCTGCCTTAGGCGTTTCCCGCCTCGGCCTGGGCGTCAGTGGCTTTGTCACCGAAGCCCGAGTGCTTCATCGCAACCTGCTGCAGCTCGGCAGCCACGATGGGCTTGAGCTGCGCAGCCTGCTCCACGGTCAGAACCGGCTTGCCGTCTTCGTCGCAGATGGTGGCGGCGATCAGCTTGGCGCGATCCGCGTCCTGCCAGAGCTTGCGGAACTCTGCATCGGGCAGCTCACGTACATAGAACTGGGCCTTTTCGCCGCTGGGCAGCGTGACGGTATCGGCGTGCACGTCCTTGGACGCGAACATGCCCAAGCTGGTGAACGCCTGGAGCACCGTCTGGGGGGGAGCGACCGCTTCAAGCGGGAGGGTTTCGTTGGTCTTGCTCATTGGCCGTTTCCTTGAATGGCGGCAGGGCGCGGGTCGCGCACGGCGAACACACGGAGGATCCGCGCGCCCTACCAAAGAGAAGGCCCGCCGAAGCGGGCCAGTAGCGAACGCCGTTGCCGCAGTCAGGGCGCCGGGCGGTGCGTCAGAACGGCGCCGGAACCCCGGATGGTCATGGTCCCCTTCCACACGTCGTTGTCGGCGACCTGGACCGCGAAGTTCTGCACGAAGCCGTTGAACTGCTTGCACAGCACGGTGGCCGGCGGGGTGATGACGCCCCCCACCGCAGCCGGCTTCGGCACACCGGCGACTTCGGACAGCGGGGCGGTCACCAGGAAGTTCACCACTTCGCCGGTCTCATGGAGCCTTTCCAGCGCCTCGGAGTCCACGGAGTCGTAGATCACTTCGATGGTGGTGCTGCCGGTTGCCTTGCGCCCGGCCACGAACTGATCCCAGTCGTCGTCGAAGTCAGAGATGTCGATCTCCGAGGCCTGGCCGTCCGGGAAACCTACGGAACGGACACGGGTTACCTTGATGACCTCGGCCGCGCCAATGGCGATGAAAAGCTGTGTGTGTTTGGACTTGAGCACATTGCCCATTGCGCTGTACCTCTTGGAGTGAAGCCCGATCGCCGGGCAGAAAAAAGCCGGCAGCTGCCGGCGGTTGGGGTTGCGGCGGTGTACGACTACCGGACGGCGAGCAACCGCACGTCGAAGGAGATGCCGAAGGCGCCGGTGTCGTCGTCGTCCGGGGTCGGGTTGTAGGACTCGATGCTGCCGCGACGCTCGACCTCGTCCCGGATGGCTACCGCCGCGGCGTTGGCCTCACTGGCGCCCTTGCCCCACACCGTCAGGCGTACGCGCCAGCCATCGGCCGGCGGCGGGTCCGACAGTTGGGCCAAGGGTGAGCCCCCCACCACGTCCCACGTTGCGTAGGGCAGCGCCGCCCCTTCCGGGGCGACCTTGGGCCAGACTCGGATCGGATCGCCTAGCTCCGCACGCACAGGCGGGCTTCCTTGCAGAATCGACTGGATCAGTGGAACCATCATTTCCAGCCCCTTGCCTTCATCAGCTTGTCGATCGCTGCGGTGGTCTCATCAATGATGACTTGCGCGGCCTGGCCGCCCTTGGCCTCGCCGGCCGGCGTCAGGAACGGCTTTGCGCCCATCCTTTTCGTACCGAACTCGAGGAAACGCCAGTAATGGGCCCAGCCGCTTTGCTCGTATGCCTTGCCAGCGCGCCCAGACCGTTGGTTCCGCTTCGTGTTGGCGTACTTCGCTCGCTTTCCGCTGCGCACGCCTATGGTGTAGTACTCGCCACCTTGGCCGACCCCCGCCTTGCGGCGACTCTTGGCGCTGGCGCGCCGCACCACGATCTGCGACGCAAGGAAGCCGGTTTCGCGGGCGACCCTGGCGCGCGCGTCGTCGCGGATGATGTTGCCGCCCTTTCGCATGCCGGCCTGGACCGCCTTGCCCTGCAGCTGCTTGGGCAGCTCACGCAGCGAGGCGAGCAGACCGCCCAGACCACGGATTTCCAAGGCCTCAGCCATCGTTCAACCCCGATACCGCCAGGACGGCAGTTTCACTGCGGTCGTTGCTGATGCCAGCACTCTTGATGTCGTAGATGGTGCCCCCTTCCACGATGCGCCATTTCGGATCCACCTTGCGCGCCAGCATGTCGAAGCGAACCTGCTCCCGGTATCGATCCGCTCCCGCTGCGACCGCTTCTGCGGTGGCGCTCAGCTGGTTGGTCTTCTTGGCCCACACCTCAACCACCAGCTCCCAGCGGACGGCCGAATCACCGCCCAGCGGGTCGCCCTCGATCACCGGCCGCTCGAACCGGATCCTGTGACGCCGTTCACCTGCGTGCGTAGCCATCAGAACTGCTTCCTATACCAGAGCAGCCGCGACACCCCGAGTGCAATCTCGGTGCTCAGTTCGCCGGCGGCGCCACGGTTTTCGGCCCAATGGCCGACCATCAGCAGCACCGCCTGCCGCACGTCGGCGGTGAAGGCCATCTGGTCATCCGTTGCGGGATCGCCCTCGACCAAAGTGCGGTCACAGTGCATCTGCACATGAGCCAGTGCCGCATCGACGTAGGTCTGCAGCAACGCGTCACTGACCTCATCTACGATGCGGCACTGCTCCCGCACCAGGGCAAGATCGAGGGCGATCACCATTACTCCGCCTTCGCGCCCTGGGCGCTCTTCAGTGCCTCGGCCAGCTTGGCGACACCCCAGCGGCGATCAAAGGTGACACCGGCAGCTTCCAGCTCGGTGATCAGCGCGGCCTTCTCAGCCTCGGTCCCAAGCTCAGCCGTCGCGGGGGGTGCTGGAGCGCTCGTGGTCGTGGTTGTGGTCGTGATATTCCCGGTTGCACCGGTGAGGGCTTCCACGCCGACGGAGGGCGCGCCCACGGCTTCGTCGGGATCGGCGCTGGTGGTTGCCAAGCCGACTACCTTGATGTCGAACGGGGCCGGCTGCAGCGTCACCGCCGGGCCGGGCTGGCTCGGGAAAGGTGCGGTGGCCGGTTTCGTGGAGGCGGGGGCGGCATCGCCCAGCTGCTGGACCAGAGCTTTCCCGATCAGCGTGTGTGCGTACTCGTCTTCGGCGTGTTCGAACACCTGGCCAGCACGGGTCAGCGACACCTTGTCACCGTTGGTATCCGGGCCCAGCTTTTCCACGTCGCCGCAGAAGCCCCAGAGGACTTTAATTTTCATGTGGATGGATCTCCTGTATGTGGTGCGGCCGCAGTTGCGGCCGTCACCACGGGGTGCAGTGGCTTAGGCGGCGGGCTTGAAGCGCCCCTTGACGAAGGCTTCGCGGCGACGCTTTGCCAGGCCCAGGCGCTCTTCGACCAGCAGCACGCGCTGGTTCTTCACGAAGTCGTCGTTGATCATGCCGACCTTGAACAGGAAGTTCATGCGGTCATAGATCGTCGCGCCGCGCTGGAAGTTGGCCACCAGGAACTCGCCACCGGTGGTGGTGCCGTCGCCTTCGTCCATGCTGTCCGAGGCAACCACCGGGCGGCCCCACAGGATCGGGGTAACGAAGCCCTGCAGGTTGGCGAACAGGTAGCGGTTCTGGCTGTCCTTCTCCAGCTCGATGTTCATCCAGTCCAGCTCGGTCATTACCGTGGCATCGGCCGACAGCTTGGACTGCTTGCGGACCTGGTAGATGGCGCGGCGCACCGTGTCGATGGAGGTATCGCTGGCCTTGGACAGGTCATCATCGAACACGATGGCGTCAGTCATCAGGCCCGGCAGGTTGTTGCCCAGGCCGTCACCCTTGAGGATCTGCGCTTCCTCTTCCAGCTTGAGGTCATATCGCAGCAGCTGCTGCAGGTAGCCGTACATCTGCGGCACGTCGTCCAGGGTTTCGTCGGTCACCGGAATCCAGACGGCCAGCTTCTTGACCAGGTCGGTCTTCTGCTCGAAGGTGACGTTGCTCTGCGGCTTGGCGCCACCTTCGGCTACCGGACCGGCGCCGCGGGTGTGCAGCAGCTCGCGGAAGTAGGTGTAGCTCTGCCCGGTGACGGAGATCGACGGGATCAGGTCGCGGATCCGCAGTTCCTGGCGCATGCCCGGCTGGATGGTCGGGTCGAAGTTCGGCACAACGATACCGGCGCTGGTGACCGCCTTCACTTCCATGGCGGCCAGGTCTTCCTTCTTGAGCTCGATCTCGGCCGAACCCTTTTCGCGCCCCTGCAGCGCCTTGTATTCGCCGTTGTCCTTGATGAAGTCGATGAAGCCCTTCTTCTGGCCCGGCTGGTTGCCCAGCGCAACACCCTTTTCTTCCATCTTCAGGACCTTGTCGACGACCTTCTGGATCTCGTCGGTGGCGGTCTGAATCTGGCTCTTGAGGTCGGTGGTGACCTGGTTGCCCTTCTCGATCTCGGCCGAGGCGCTGTCGTACTTCTTCTGCAGGCCGGCAAAGCCGTCCTTCAGCTGCTTTTCGAGGCCTTCGCGGATCTCGTTGATGTTGTCCGGCATTAGTGAATTCCTTCAAAGATGGATTGGATGGAGTTGCCAAGCTGCTTCAGCTGTTCCACGGTCTCCGTGGCCGCAAGTCCACCGTCTCGGTGGATCGCGGGAAAGCCGAGTGAGGCGACGGCAGCCGCCTCCTTCTGTGAGAGCCCCATGCGTTCGCGCAAGGCGCTCTCGAAACTGCGAATGTCCGACTTCACACTGAAGACCTGCGCTTCCGGATTCATGCCGAAGGGAACGACCGAGGCCTCCCACAGTTCGGCGCGCTTGATGACGCGGACGCGGCGCCCTTCGCGGGTTTCCACCGCGTCCTCGAGGGTGTTGAAGCCGACCGACATCTCATCGAGCGTGCCCTCCTTCATCAGCTCGTAGGCATCCTTCGCGTAGCTGACGTTGAGGTTGACCTTGCCCTTGAGCAGCAGCCCGTTGCCGTCCTGCTTGAACTCGGCATCACCGATCAGCTGCGTCAGGTTGTGGTAGAGCGCCAGCCGCAGCCGGCCGGTGCGCGTGGTCTTCACCTTGACGAAGGCACCCGGCAGGATCAGGTCGTCGCCTAGGTCGATGTTGTTGAATACCGAGGCATAGCCTTCGAAGTTGCCCGATTCGTCAGCGGACTTGACCTCGAAGGGACAGGCGTAGGTGCTAAGCATTTGCCGGATCTCCCGTGCTGTTGTCGTCCCCGACCGAGTCGGGCTTGTTGCTGCTCCAGCGGGTGACCTGGTTGTAGTGCTCACCGGCCAGCACGGGCAGGTTCTCTTTCACCCGAACCTCGTTGATGCTCATCCAACCGGAGCCGCCGGACCCACCCAAAGCGGTCTTGAAGTAGTTGCCCCGCGCAACGCTATCGGCCCGCAGCAGTCCCTCGACCACGGCCTCAACAAACATGCTGCTGTCGCCGAACAGCTTGTCGTTGATCTCGCTCTCGATGGCGTCCAGGTACGGCTTCAACCCGAAGGTGACAAAGCCGCTGGTCTGCTGCTCAAGGTTCGACCCCAGGACAGACGTAGAGCGCGCCCGATTGGTGAGGTAAAGCGGGACGCCCCAGATACCGGCCAGCGCTTCTTCCTGAAACTGCTGCGACTCGATGAACTGGCTGTCCTTCTGCGTCATGCCGGCCGGAGTGATCGTGGGACCACCCTGCAGGATCGCCATCTTGCCCAGGTCGTCCACATCACCCTGTCGGATGTCCGGCAGCTTGGCCTTGATCTGTGCCTGCTGTTCCTTAGTCAGGAAGCCGGGATAGATGATGTACCCACCCGTGAAGCCACCTTTGCGCATGAAACGTGCAGACCAATCCTGTGCCGCGCGCGCCAGGCCGATGGTCTCGGCCTGGCATTCGATCGGTGAGAGCCCAATGATCCCGTCCGGGCTGAACAGCTTGAAGTGCAGCATGTTCGTTGGCGACACCGGCGTCTCTTTTCCACCGATGTTCGCCCAGTAGAGCAAGCCGTCATCGGTGTCGATCCGGACGTTGTCGGCGGCGACAGGAATCAACCCAATCCATTCGTCATCGTCGTTGCGCTGGATGATGGCGAAGGCGTTCCCACGCAGTGCCATGTTCACCACTATGGCTTTGATCAGGTCCAGCCACTTGACGTAGGGGTTCGGCTTGGTCAGCAGCCGCAGGAGCCGGCGGCGTTGCGGGCTGCTCCCCTTGACCAGCGAGCGAACGCCATTGACATCCTCGTAGAGCTTCCATGGCAGGCCAGACGCCGATTCGCTCAGCACCTTCAGGCACGCCCAGACGATGCTCACCGTGAGCGCTGTCTTGGAGGTCACGCGTACGCCGGCCTTGGTGCCTTTTCCACCTACCGATAGGTCGACCTCAACATAGTTCCCAGTCACGGGATCGTCATAGCCGAAGAATCGCCAGCTCAGCGGGTTATACCAGCGAAAGTTTTTCATCCGATCAGTCCAAAGAAGCCGTTTTCCAGGTAGTCATCAATGCCGCCGCCCTCTGCGGGCATGGCATGCGCAGCGCCGAAGGCCATGCACAGGGCCACCGCCGCATCGATCTTGTTCACAGAACGTGCCTTGGACAGCCAGCGGTTTTCCCACTTATCCGACTCGATGACGGCCGACATGATTGCGGACACCAACACCGGGTTTCCTTTCAGCCGGAGCCGCCCTTCCAGCAGCGCCTCTTCGAACAGCCGCAGGGAACCCGGCATCCACATCCCTTCGGGTGCGGGCAACCCTTGGTCCTCGGCCGCCTTGACTGCCACCTCAAGCGGCCTACCCTTCTTCGTGCCGCCTTGGGGATGCTCGGCAAACGGCAGCGACAGCCCGAGTTCGATTACCTCGTCTTCGAACTTGCGGAACGCGTACCGGTCGTAGGCAATGAGCTCGACCTGGTAGTCCCGGTCGTATTCGGCCAAGGTCTGAGCCACATGCCGGAAGCTGATCGTCTGGCCCTGGGGCGCGTGCAGATGCCCGCCGTTGATCCAGGTCCGGTAGGGCAGCTTGTCGCGCAACTCGCGCGCCGCCACGGTGTCGCCGGGTGTCCACGCTTCCACCCACCCGTCGTAGGTGGGTTTGCTGATCATCTGTTTCTGTCCATCCACTTCGACGGACACCTCGACGCTGCCGGTTGCCACGATTGCGCCGAGGGCGGTGATATCCCGGGCTTGCGACAGGTCCAGACCAAGGTAGACCTTGGATCCGTGGTGCTGTGCGGGATCGAAGTCGGCGAGCGCCGGCTCAAGAGTTGATCGAGTCATCCACGCCGTCTCCGCGTCGGTCCAGATGCAGAAATGAAGGCGGAGGATTCCGTTCAAGGAACCCGGAATCGCCCTCGCCTGTTTCACCAGGTCCGAGAGGTACTGTTCTGTGATGGTGACGCCGAGCAGAGGGTTGGCCTTTGCCCAGCATGTCGGGTCTTCCAGCGGGTCGTCACCGTCGTCCAGCGCGCAGACGTAGCTGAAGGTCCGGTCGTCGATCGGCTCGCCCACGAAGGTCGCGTCATTCACAGCGGCCGTGTGCCCCGCGGCGACCTTTACCGCGTGCTCGTGCTCTTCCCAGCACACCGACGTGCGATCACTGCCGGAGTTGGTGATCATGAACAGCAGTGGTTCGCGGCGAAACTTGAACCCCCGCTCCAGCATTTCGATGATCTTGCGATCGGGCAGCTCGTGCACCTCGTCCACCAGGACGAAGAACGGCCGCGGCCCGGAGCCGGTCTTACCGGTGTCGCGCGACACCGGCCGGAAGAAGCTCTGGCTGGCCTGGTGCGCCATGTTGTACTCGCGCCCGTCACCGCCGGCGAACTCCACGCGCTTGGCCAGCGCCGGGGACTGCTTGACCATCTTCACGGCATCGGCGAACAGGATCCCTGCCTGATCCTTTTTGGCCGCAGCTGAGTAGATCTGCGCCCCGGCTTCGCCCGCGGCCGTCATCCCCAGCAGACCGAGGCCGCCAGCAAGCGGGCTTTTTCCGTTGCCCTTCCCTTGCTCGATGTATGCCCGGCGGAAGCGGCGGAACCCGTCTGGCCCTTTCCAACCGAACAGCGAGCCGACGATGAACGCCTGGGACGGGTGCAGTTCGAACTTGCGCCCTTCGAACTGGCCCTCGGAGAGACGCAGGATCCGTTCGAAGAAACCGAAGGCGAACTCGGCCGCCTCAAGATCGAAGCGCAGCCCCCTCTCCGGACCTTGCACTAGGTCTTGAAGGTGGCGCCGGCAGGCGTTCCGCACGTGCGGCCCAGCCACGATGCGCCCGGCAAGCACGTCCAGGGCATATGCCTTAGTGCGATCGACCGGCGCCGGCGCCTTCGAAGAACTCGTCGTCGGGGTCGTCTTCGTCTGTGCCATGCGAAACCTTTGACTCATCCACGGGTGTCGCGCCGAGCTTGGAAAGAATCGAGCTCAACGCTTGGGTCGCTGACACACCGAAATCGGCCTCGGGGTCGTCCATCTTTGCCGTCCAGAAGCAGGCGAGCCTCAGCAGCACGCGGTGCGAGGCGTTGAGCCACGGCATCTCCTGCTCGAACTCGGCCCACGCCCGCTTCTGCGGCGGCGTCATGGTTTTGTACGGTTCCCCCAGCGTGCGAGTGCCCTTGGGCTTCTTCCTGCCAGCGTGACGACCCGGGTTCTTGATGGCCGCACCGCCGGTCGCGGCTTTTGCCACGGGCAATCGAGGCCGAGCCATGAAAATCCTCTAGAAAACAGCGCGTTTTCGACGTGATGGGCCACCCTCACCGGGTCGTCCCGTGAATTGTGGATACGAAATGAAAGGGGGACGGACGGTCTAGGTCCGGCCGATCCCCATAAATTCGCCCCCCCCTACCCCCGCAGCGTGAAACCCGGCGCCGTGGAACGATCACGTCCCGACGGGCCATCCGTTCGCGTCGCATCCTCGGATCTGCAGCGCTCCCCGCTCAAGGCGCGCTTGGTCGGTGTTGTGGCAGTTGGCGCACTGGCTGTCGAAGGGTCCGTTCCAGAACATCTCCTCCGTCTCGCCGGCAGGGTGACCGTTGGTGTGGTTGCACACCGTGGCTACGGTCGCGTGCCCTCGGGCACTGCACTTGCTGCACAGCGGCTCACGGTCCAGCTGCGCTTTGCGCGTGCGCTGCCAGCGCGCAGTCCCGTAGAGGTGGGCGAAGGCACAGCCACCGGCCTGACGCGTTCGCGGCCGATACTTCGATGCGGTGCCGGCCATCAGTAGGGATTCCCGTCCAGGTCCGTGCGCCCTGCCTCGGCCTCCTGTCCATCCTCTGGCACAGGCGCACCCAGCTCTTCACCCAGCAGCAATGCGACGGACTGCACCAGCAAACCGATCTGCTCTGCCTGCCGGGTGATCTGCTGGCCCAGCTCCACGATGGTGGCGTGCTGCGTTTCGGCTAGGCTGAGAAGGCGATCTATGCGCTCGTCCATCAGAACTCCTCCACCAACCACCCACCACCATCACGCTTGGCCCTGACCTTCACGGCGATGAAGCGGAACGGGTACATGGCAGCGGCTATCTTGATCTTGGCTCTCGCATCGTCCTGCCAATGCCCCTTTACCTCGTGGCATTCCATGACGCCGTCGGCAGCCATGACAGCGAAGTCAGGGGTAAAGAACGTGTTGTCCGCCAGCCGCAGCTTCAGGCCCTCGAACCGGTGCCACATGATCTGTCCATCCGCTTGCAGCGCACGCAGCCTTTGTGCGTAGGCGGCCTCGGTCTTGTTGAGCTGGCCGGCCTTGAGGCGCCCGAGGGCGAGCATCCGCTTACCAGGGCTCAAGGCTTCACGTCCGGAGCGGGCTTGCCTTGCACTTGGTCGATCCCGTCGAGCTGTGCCTCGTACTGCAGCAGGCAGCGCTTCCGCCCGTTACTTACGTCGAACACTTCCGAGGGCTTGCCGGCTCTGACCCAGCTGCAACGCTTGGTCAGGGCGGCATCGATGGGTACATAGGTGGCCACCGGCACCTGCATGACAACAGGCGCTGGCGAGTTCTTCTTGTCAGGGGCGGTGCCACATGCTGCCAGCCCCAACAACGCCGCGATAATCAACATCCGCATGTCAGTATCCCTTCAGCGCCGGACAGGCGGAATCGAGCAGCTCCAAAGCTGCCTTGCATGTATCGGGGCGGCGCTCGTACTGCGCCCTCCACGTCGCGGCATCCTGCTCGGCCGCTTCAATTTTGCTGGCCAGACCGTTAAGTGCCGCAGCGCTCTCTGCCTTCAGGGCTTCCAGCTTCTCGGCCTCGGCGCGCAGCGCGGCCGCTACGTCGGCCAGGCGCTGGTCGCGGTCGTCCACGTCAGCCTGCAGCCTCGATGCATCTGCATCCCAATCGGCTTGGACCTTGACGACCTGCGCGCTCAAATCACGGATGCGCTGCTCTTTCTCGTATGCGGAAAGACCGGCAACCATGAAGCCGAATGCCAGGACCGCACACACCAGTTTGATCTTGCTGCCCGGCTTGCGCAGCCAGGCAACCGCGTCAGCGATCGCACCAACGATCAGACCCCACAGGCCTATCGCCAATCGAATCAGTTCGCTCATGGCTTTTCGCCCCCTAAGTTGCCGGTCACGCGCTCGACCACCTTCAGGTAGCCCGGCAGCAGCCGACGGATGACCACGCCGGACAGGCCGGCAAGTGGAAGCTGCGGCGCACCCGCCAGCGACGGGAACCAGGTGGCAGCTACTGCAATTAGCCACGCAGCCACAATCGCGTAGGCGATTACCGCAACGCCCAGCGCCAGCAGCCGCGCCACTGTCTGGAACCAACGACGCCCGCGGCTGCGAGTCGAATCGGCTGAAACCCGGTCCGTGTCCTTGTCCGGAAGCAGAAGGACGCCGATCAGGGCTCCCGCAATAGCGACAAGAAGCGTGGATTGCGGGACGCCGAGGATGATTCGTTCGGCTTGACGGAGGGCGTCGGCGGTCGCGGGAGCTACGACTGCCGCAGTGAACGCGCCGACGGCAGCTTTGAGGGTGCTAACCGGCTCGGTCATGGTGCAATCACCCCGCCTGCCTTGCGGTACGTCGCCAGCAGGCTCTCAAGCTTCTGCTCGTGCTGCCCGTACCCGGCTCCCGGCAGGCTTGCCCAGATGTTGCGGACAGCCTTGATGGCCTCCGCAATCCTGCCTGCCTGGATCAGCGGCAGCGCTCGGCGCTCACGGATCTGCTGCAAGGCAATGAGGTCCTGGCTCAGCGGAGAGAAATCCTTCAGCCCCAGCGTCTTGCTGTAAGCGTCGTAGTAGCGGCGAAGCAGCTGGTAGCGCCCAGCTGCGGAGGACTGGATCTTGAGCTTGGGGATGTCCACCAGCACGCGCGGATGGTCGGCGTAGCTCTTGAACAGCTGTCCACCCACGATCACGTCGTAGCCGTCGTCTTTTGTCGGCTGCTTGCCGTTATCGGTCCCTTCGGACCAGGCCAGCATGTCGAGGAAGGCCACGACGTTCACGCCGCCTGCTTGTTGGGGAGTGATGCGTGCCATGGTCGCCTCGATAGGGTGCCCGCCCCTGCGCCGGCTGGGCACGAGGGTTGATCCGGCTGGGACGCGGGCAAAGAAAAAGCCCCGGCTTGACCGGGGCTTGCGTCTGGATGGTGGATAGATTGCCCGCACTTCCGGGGACCCAGCAAGTCCCCGCTAGGCAGCGCGCGAGACCATCCGGTTGAAGTCCCTTGCTGCAATCGATTCAGCAGCACGCATGCGCTCAAGCATCCACTCGTACACCGGCTGCCAGTAGCGCTGGTAAGCCGATTTGTCCGCGCCGATAGCGACCGCACGCGCCCGCCCGCTGAGCGCCTCTACCCCCGTTGCGTCGCAGGATTCGCACTCGACCACCCCACTTCCATCCTTCGCCGCCTGGATCCGCAGTCCCCGGCACGCCTTGCAACAGCCCGCGCTTGCCATTTCTTCGACGATCGCACGAGTTAGCACCCCGAGCTGCTCCATGGTGTTGTTCGGCCAGCACAGCGCGCGCGTGGCCTCCAGCCGGGCCGCTGCCCGTTGGTGCTCAATGCGCTGCGCATCAGTGACCGGACCGCCCGCCCAGCCCATGCATGCCTTCGCAATGCCGAACTCCGTGCGCGCTACGTTCAAGGCCTGCTGCTGGCGGACGTACTCCGGTGCCACTAGGGCAATCACCGCCTGCCGCAACTGCTGCGACCGCCGCGCGCCACTGTCCGGCCACCACAGTGCCTCCAGCAGTTCCCGACCCATCCCGGCCGGCACCATCCCCAGTGCCGCCGCGATGTCCTGATTGGTGAGGTCGGGCATCCCGCCGCGACCAGTGTCGAACTTGACCGTACTCGGCCCCAGCCGAGCCAACAGCTCCCGCCCGCTACTCATCTGCGTTCCCCTTTTGATAGTCCTGCTGCTCACCCGTGGTCCCACCGCCTGCCCACCAACACGAGTATTTGTGCTTCACGCAGCTGCCTTATCCCACACCGTCGGGAGGACCTGAACGCGACCGCCACGGGCGAGGAACTGGTCTACGGTCTCCGCCGCCTTCGGCTTCGGCACTACCGTCGGCGCTGGGGTATTTGCCGCCTGGACAGCTACTCGTGCAGCGCGCGAGCGCTTGGGACGGCCGATAGCCGCAGCTCCAGACGGAAGTGGCGTACGCGTACGTATGCGCTTGGCATCTGCGGTGCGCTTGCGCTCTTTACGCTGTTCGTCGGTGAGGACTACCCGGCGCATGCCCTCACCAGTGCGCTGGAACACGGGGCCCATCTTGGTATCGGTCCGAGTCAGGAAGCCCGCAATGACGCAGTACCGCACGGCATCGTGCACCTGCGCTCGCTCGCTACCTGGAGCCGCCCCGATGCCCTCGCAGATTCCGAGCATGGTCCACGGCAGGTCCTCTGCGTTCCTGTTGAGCCATTCCCGAACGGCGGCCGGGGACAGATTGGTTTTGGTGGTGGTCATGCGGCCTGCCTCAGTTCGTTTATGTAGGTCTGTTGGGCGATCAGCTCGTCATCCGAGCAGTACAGCTGGTGGAAGGTTCTGGAGCCCTCCTTGAGGCTCCATCCGTACGTCTGGCTCATCCATTCGAAGGACCGGCCCTCCTGCGGAACGCGTTCGTGGTGCCACTGGCACATGGCGAACCCGAAGAAGTGGCCGCGGCGGATGTTTCCGGACTTGCAGTGGTGGTAGTCGCAGCCGTAGACCACCAGGTGCTGCGGCAGTAGGTTCCGCATGAACAGCAACAGGCACACCATGCACGGCCCTTCCTTGGCGACATCGATCCGCGCTTTCTCTGAGCGGGTCGGTGGCGGTGCTTTCGACCACATCAGCCCAGTCCCTTGGCGCGACGGCGGCGGCCCGCAGCTCGCTTGTTCTGCCTCACCTCAGCCTCAATGCGTTTCGCCTCGGCCAAGTAGTAGTCATGGCGCTCTTGGCGCACCGCAGCGGTGAACTCGAACTGCGTCAGGGCATGGTCGGCAGCGGCACGGAACGCCTTTGCCAGCTTTGGCGCCTTGACCCGCGGGTCGTGGTCGAAGATATCCAGCTGCTTGCCGTGCGAGCGCATCAGCGGACCTCCGGGATAGGGCCCGCGTAACTCTTCACCGGGATGGCGCGCATGCCATCGCGCCAGACGGTCAAGCCGCGCGCCGCATACAGCACCAGAGGGCGCGTGCCGTAGCCGAAAGCCAGATACCAGCCGGCTTCCTGCACCGGCTCGCCGGCCTGCCGCACGGGAAAGCTCATCTGCTCAGCGCTCATGCCGCCCTGCCCGCTGGCGCTGCCAGCAGCTCGGCCACTTCGGCAAGCCGCGCGCGCGTGCGCTCGTTGGCGCCGGGTGCCGCCTCAACTCGACCTGCCAGCAGCGCGATCGCATTGAACGCAGGGCTGGCCGCAGGAAGCGCCAGGTGCTCGGCTACCTGCTCGTGCGCCAGCTGGCCAGTGGCAACGGCCTGGCGAAGGACGCTGTCCCGTCCAGACACGTCCGACCCGAGCGACAGCTGGTGCGCGGCGAGCTGACCGGCAGCGCGCGCCTCTTTCACCAGCCGCGCATAGACCTCGAGGAACGCCGGCCGGGCAGCGATCTTGTCGCCCGCCTGCACCAGCGGCAGAGCCTTCGCCCAGGCATCCCGGGTCTGCTCGGTCCACACGACCGTTGCACCCTCATCCGCGGCCCGAATCGCAATCGCCCACGCTTCGTTGGGTGCCGGGTGGCCGTCCTCGATGCGCTCCAGAATCGCTGCGAGGGACAGTCTGCCCTTCAGCTCACGGCGGCATGCGGCCAGCGCACGCTCCAGTGCCGGCAATGGGTAGGTGGCCAGGTCGGACACCATGAACACCGCCGTGGTTGGGCGCAGCTGGTCGCCGATCACCTCCGCCGTGACCACCAGCAGCTCTACCAGCCGGTCCTGCTCGAAGTCAGCCAGCATGGGATGCCCTCCCCTGCGCCAGCAGCGCCTTGGCCTCGTCGGCCGCACTACGGTTCGACTGGGTCTGGTCCGCTTGGCGAGCGCTGGTCTCGGTGACCTGCCGGCCAGTGACCCACTGCGTGCGGTAAGCCTCGCAGCGCTGCAGCAGCTGGCCGAGGTCATGCATGCCCTGGACGACGAAGCGTTCGTTCACCGACAGGAACCACGCAGCCACCAGCGGCGCCTCGCTGTGCCCCAGGCGCTGAACCAGCTGCTTGACGTTGGCGTTGACCTTCGCGTTTCGCACCGGCGTGGCGCCGTGGCGGACGGCATAGGCCTTCGCGTAGGCCGCCCAGGTTGCACGGCATGCAGCCTGCAGTTCGGTTTCCGCATCGACCTTCGCCGGCGGCGCCGACAGGCCCGCCGGAAATGGCGGTTCACCTGACGGTTCAATGAGGGTTATATGACGGTTAGGCGGCACGGGGCGCACCTCCAGACCTGCGCCC